CTCGGAACGAACAAAACCAAAGGAGACGTGTGTTTGTTTGGTCGCTACCCCGGGCATCGGGGATGTTGAGCAAGTGTGTAGCCACACACAGCGATTTTAATTTATGTAAAACATTACGAAATTATTCGTAAGGGAAGGGAAGCAGTCATAGTCCGCCTTCTTGAAAAGGAACAGGTTCTGCCACTTCTTAGTAGTAGCATTATAGGACTTGATGCCAAAACGGCCAATCGAGTAATGCCCAGGGACAAAGACGGGATCAGAAACCGAAGCTTGGGTGAAGACAGGTGGATTGACTGCATGAAACTTAGAGAGGGAAACCAATAGGAAACTATACAAATTGGGATGTTCACGCCAGAAGGGTGTAAGAACAGGAGACTCATCAAAGAATGAATCCACAGGATCAGGCTCGGGGACCTGCACCTGTGGCCCACGAATGGTGGGAGTTGGTGAAGCCACAGTGGCTGCGGAATCTATCAAGCGAGCCACAGCAAGGAAATGAGCGCCAAGGTCTGCGTGTAGCTCAGGTGGCCCAGGTAGAGATGAAGCCGACTCCACTGACTTCGACATGGCCAGACAGGCGGATAATAATAGAGTCGGCAGCGGTGCCACCAGCAAGCTCGTAATGGTACACAACACGAGGGAGGTCACCGATCAGGGGCTTGGGCTTGAGAACGCTGGTGACCTGACTGGCAAACTGGATTGGCACAGGTTGTGGTGCTTCGTAGACTGAGTGTACGACGAGAGCGGCGCCACCAATGGTTAAAACACCCACGCGAGTGGTGGGGCCAGAGTCAATAGTATCAGGAACTATGGCAACGGCGCCAGTGAGAGCCTTGGTTGCGGATGCAGGACCAATCAATGCAACCTGTAGGGTTTCCTCCACAATCTTCACGCGGGCATACGGGCCTATATAGGCTTTAAGGCCGACACAGTTCTTAAGGTCAAAATGACCGTGGCCGGACGCTCCGGTAATTGAATGTACAGCCGAAAAGGCTATGCGTTGTTCGTAAAGTTGTGCAGTGTCACCGATAACCTCAGACATGACGGAAATAATTGGCAGAGGTGGGTGTAGCGGAAGTTATGTCCCGCTCGGTGACAACAGGCGGCCGGGCGGTATTGACAGTTGGCCTGGCGGGGCGATACTCGTGACGCAAATGAAGGGTCCGAGCTAAGCGAAAAAGATAAGAATCACGAATGCGACGATACAAATAACTAAGGAAATACACCAAGCAAACTGCCCAGAATGGAAAGTTGACAAAGGCGTGAAGAGCTTTAGTGGTCTTGTCCGTCTTAGAGAAGGCAAAATACGCAAAGCTGACCAGCAGAGCAGTGCAGAGGCAAAGCACAAAGGGACGATCCAGCTTGGCCTAATACTTGGCGACAACCCAGAGAAAATATTCCCTTCGAAAGCGGAAGTCGGTGGAATATTGGGTTTCAAACACTGTGGACACAGTGTGGTCACTGGGTGGAGTCCCGTTAGGATTCTTTGGTGGGACAAGGGCAGGACGGTGCTCTTTGAGCCACGCACTCTGTTGTTCAGCCTGGATAAGGAGCAAGAAATCAGGATGCGCTTGGGAACCAAACCAGAGAAGCAAATCTTCCTTTTGAATCAAATCTCCACGGTAGGCGTCTTGAGAGGTGTCCAAATCAGATAGCATGCTGAGACTCATCCCGCGAAGGCATGTGTTAGCGATCTCAATCGAGCGGTTCCAACACATGGCGCATAAGGGGACGCCGACTGTATCTTACAGGCAACGAGGGTCCTCAAATGAAGGAGGGTATGAGGCGTTGCCCGGCGTGCGTTCAGTCTGTGCAGTTCCCACGGCGTTTAGGTGGGTGTGGTTAGCGAGATTTAACCTTTGGAGGCTAGCCCCTCCTCTCCTCAGGTCGGCCTGGACACACTCCAGGATCTCCTGATCTTCACGCGCAGCCAGCTCAGAAAGGCCCGTGACTCGGCGAGCTGACACCCCCTTGGACTGGTGGTGACCCGAGGGGGGAATGGGGTCAGAGCACCCGGAATTCCAGGTAGAGACGCCTCACGGCGGGGTAAAGGTCACTGTGTCCCAGGTATTCGGCAACGCCCCCGGGTTGGGTCGAGTGAAATGGCAGTTTAACGACATGCCGAGGTCAAGGCAGCTTAGATGAAGAGCAGCCAGCGAAGTGCAGCTGAGAAGGGGCGAGAAAGGGAGGAAATCATATGGTCGAGAGGGTGAACCTCTGGCAATGCGTCTGGTAAAAGGAGGTCAAGTGAAAGTCCGAACCAATAGACTGCTCGATGTAAATTAAGTTTGGCACTGGCGAGCTTAGCAGAATTGGTGCCGGTCTTAGAGGCGGACTCGCAGATAGCATCACGGATGGACCGCCAGTAATCAGCATCACGTCGGCCCATTTGGAGACCAAAACGAGCACGCCAGTGTACCACGGATGGGTCATATGAGATGTCGCTGCCCCCAAAGATTAGGCCACAGAACTCAAGATGTGTGCCTTCTTCCCGCTTTGGTTGCATCAACCACTGGCGTGGGTCAAACCCGGTGGTGCGCCGCCAAGCCCCCAGGGTGACACTATCATCACCGCTAACACAAACTGGGGTGCGGGTGGGACAATCCAGAGAGGCCCCAGTGAGCGCTGCATTGCGGGCTGTGTTAAGGATCCATGTCCACCTATCCCCAGATTCCTGCCGTGGGAAATGGTTGCCGAGATGTGAGAAGGTGGTGAACCTATCCTCACGAAAGCGGGAGATATACTCCTGAGGAAAGCCACACAGCTCCATGAGCCAACAATCAAACTCGACGAAAACGTGATCAACGCCAGAGTCCCAAGCGGTGTAATCATTGCCCGTCATCACACCTGGGCGCCAGTGTTGTTTGTACCAAACACTGACATCTTCAGGTGATGCACGGCAATGCAGGTAAGTGGAAGGATATGCGTGGCGCAAGACCTGAGTTTCCAGATACAAAGCATAAGGTGAATCGCGCCAAATGCGGCCAAGATTAAAATCACTCACGGTCTGTGACGGGAAAGCATGTGACCGCCACTTAGCCTTTTTCTTGATGTACTGTCCCTTTGGGAACAGTTTCACGAAATTATACGGGGCATCGAGATTTTGCTTGGCTATGCTGTAAAGGACAGTGGCTTTGGTGCGCTTTGAGGCCCAGCTGGCTAATTTTTCCTGATTGCATTTCTCCATCAGCTCGGGGAGAAAGTGTTCCTTACTCCAACTTTCAACGTCGAAGAATTTCTTGAAACCCTTCTTCAACGCTTGCAGTCGTCGTAAGTCGGATTTTGACATGAAGCCACTGTGCGTGCCAACTCGAATGCGTTTTGCCATTCCGAGCGCGTCAGTGAGCTTATCAGCGCGGGTGTGGTGAAGAGCATCTGGTGCACCATCAGGGATATGTTGGAAAGTAGCATTGACATTCGGCAAGGCCACTTCTCTAAACACATCATCAGTGGGTTCATTGATGTCATCCACGGGATCAGGTTGGACTTCAATTATTGGCGCCGGAGGGAGGGAATAACTGGAAGCCTCAGTCTTCAGCACACTGTCATTCGGAAGAGAGGTGAAATGCTTCACAATCTCTGGAATACCAGCACTTGAGCTATACGGGCGGGCAGTATGGCGGGAAAACGCAGGGGTGCCACGTTCGATACCAGAACGTTTGGCAGCACGGTGGGTGCGGGCAGTGTACACATCGGCAGGTTTGCTAGTGACTCTCAGCCACTCACTACGAATGGGGGCACTAACGTAAGGTCGAACTCCAACAATTGGGGTTGGTGCAGGAAGACCCAACCTAGCTGCTGCAGCCGGTGACAAGCTTCGGCTCAGATGAGATAGGACTGATGATCGTACCAGTCCATCAATGTCCACAGCGGCGATGAGGTAGGGTGTACGTTGGACAGAAGCGACGGTCAGCATGGCAGACAAGATCTGGCTTTTAGACCAACAAGACTCAATAGCGTTATGACTAACCTGCACAGTACCCAGCTTAAGGAAAATGTTGCCCGTGGCACGAGTCAGTGCGGTCCAAGCGGCGTGATCAGTGGCAGTGGCAGTGAGCCCACCAAGGTCAATGCACACGTCCCCATGGATGGTGTGCCCCTGACATTCTGTAAAGGTGTCAGCAACCTGGCCACCCATATTTTGTGTTTGGGTGAACCGTGGCGACACTGCAAGTAGGGGAACATCAGCAGGTGACTGGGAAACAAAAATCACTCGGCCGGTGCCCTGAGCCCGCCCAGGGCGCGCAGGAGGGACTGGGATTCCGAGCAAATCAGCCACAGGAGTTGAACTCCGGTAAGTCAACGTAGCATAATAATCCGACATCAAACTGAGCCAATGAGCGGTGCTGGGGTGTTTTCGAGAAACTGAAGGAGCAGTTGGGAATACGCCTTGAGCTTGTGGAGCATCGAATGTACAGTAGATGTCAGTCACCATTGGGTTACAGGCGATGATGAGAGGAATCATACTATTCCAGTTTTGACCGGCATCATCCAAAACGATGGTGCCAGAGCGAGGTTGAGCAAGTAACATCATCTTGGTGCAGAAATTGGCAGACTGCAGACCAGCGGTAGGGAGAGCTCTAAGCACATCAGTCCTCAACTTGTCGCGGAGATCATGATTAAAGGCGTGAAATGTGAGGTCCGCAGGGGTGAAGGGACGCACAGCATGTAAGGCGGCAAGATCAGCACACAGCTGTGTCGACTTGCCGGAGCCGCCAACGCCGTGGTAGAGATGGAGGCGGACATTGCCATAATGCACCCCGGTCCCAGTTGTAACAAAGCGGTGATAGCTTTTGGCCATTTGATCAACTGACCGGGCGATGTCGTAGGAGTTGAAATCGTGAAGCTCAAGACAATTCGGGGCATTTTTAATGTCTGAAGCCAACCCCATAGCATAAGTGGCATCCTGAGCATTATGCTGGTAGACCACTGTTTGGCGTTGGACTGGGACTAAGGGCAAAATGAAATTAGCTAGTCGAGGGGCATTACCCTGTGGGTCAAACATGTTAGCAAGGGTACCATGTAACCGTCGATAGGTAGTGGCAAAAGCTTTGGCGGGCAAATTAACGACCTCGCGAATTTCAACAGGGGGGACAAAACGTGAAGGCCATCCTACTGTGTCAGTTGCGTCAGGTGGATCAAATGCCGCGCCGTTAGCGGGCTGGCCACGTGTAGTAAGATGGTAGCTACCATCAGGATTGCGGCTAAGAAAAGCTGCTAAATGTGGCCATCCAGGTAGACCCACATCCTCATGTAGTGTTGGTGCAGTTGGGTCAAAGCCAACAGGGGGGGGCTGATTGCCAGGGCCTCTAGGGCAACCATCAGCAAAACCGTTGGCACCCCGAACCACATATGGGGAAGGGAAAAACGTGAGCACCCTGACCAGTTCAGTGTGGGGAACCTCTCCATCCATGAAAGGACCACGGGCAAGGGGATCCAGCGAGGAAACGTAACATGCCCAGACAGTAGCGAATGGTAGGCCTAGTGTCTCACCGATCACTTGCCAAACACAACTGCGATCAGGGAATAGATTGTTTGCCGGGACCCCCAGGCGTTGGATCAAATTATGCCAGTTGGCATAGGATTCAATCACTCGAGGGGGAAGATTCCAATTGCGCAGGGGATCACCAGGAACCATGGCCGGCAGAGCTGCTGGAGGAGGCTCAGGAGTGGCGGGCTGCACGGGCACATCAACCGGAGGTTCCTCAAAGACTGGAGGATCCCAGGAGATTTCGCTTGGATCCAGCAAGGAAGGGGGTCCAGAGGAAGAGGATGAAGAGGAACTAGTGGAGGAAGAGACGGAGGATGGGACAATAGATGGAGGGACACCCAAATCTTCAGATAGGTGTTCAACATCCGAGTGGACAGGCCGGTAGGATCGGAGCAGCTTGGGGTTGGTGGCCATTAAGGAGATGAGTAGAGTGGCGATAAGAAGTGTCCAATTGATAGTGTACATCGCAAGCTTGATGGGGCCTTGTCCGTGCAAATGGGTCCAGGGGGCGAGTATTTCGGTGAGTTCAATATACCCAATAGCCATTGGTGTCTGCGCATGTGGTGACAAACCAGTGTAGTTGTACCCATGTTCGGGGACACGGTACGGGACCAGAACTTCTTCACGTGAGACAGGGACTTGCCAATAGCGGTCAGCATAGTACAACAGCGGATGTGCGTGAGGGAACGCGTAGCACAGGACCAGCCAATTTAGTGCAGTAATGTACCAAAATGACAACCCGGTAGGCACCGGAAGGCCAGCATGTGGCAGGAAGTATATAGTTGCAATGGCGCGTTTAGACAAGAGTTCTAGCCATGCGCGCACGGGTGGCAGTGGGATGACGGGTCCTCTGAAGCCGTACCAGTAAAGCACAAGTGCGAGCAGCAGGCCCCAAGGAGTTTGAGTCAAGTTGATGTCCAAAATGTAGGCCAACTTGCGGGCAATGTGTGGGATTCTGGGAACAGACCACTGGATGGCGCGAGACAACAGAAAACCCAACATCTTGAAAAAACAAAACACAGCAACTTGGGCCGACAAGAGGGCATACTTGCTCGACAAACTGGCCAAAGGTTCCAATTGCCACAAGGCAACAGTGTTGTGGCATGGGTGGCTCAGAAGTGTGTACCAACTTGAATCACTTAGTTCAGAAACCAGGGTTCGGCACTTAATTTTCCATATGGTTGGCACATCACAACGTGTTTGAAACATGGTGCTGACGTACGACTGCCAGTACCATACGAACGGGACAAAGGGGAGTCGAGTGAGGAACACCAAATTTTGGGTCACGTATGTCCACCAGGTGGTGTTGGCATGATAGTCCATGTCACGTAGCCACTTGGCATATATGGTGGCAATGCGGACATAGCTAGCAGGAAACTTGCCGTACACTTCAGCTTGATGGGTCGCAACCTTAGAGTGCAGGTCGCGAACGGTTGTAGCGGAGACACGAACGCCATATAGGACGAGGGACCCCATCAGATTAGGACTAGTTATGCGATGGTATAACGAACCAATAGGGTGAACATACCACGGCACTACGGTCACAGGGGCCATGTCCAACACTCGTTTGTCCTCATTAACCAGCTCAGGTCGACTGATGACAAACAAATGGTGGGCATAGCATGAATCCAGACGTGAAACGTGGAGGCAAGTGTTCCAAGGAGTGACAAGTTTATTGGCGTACAACCACTGCACACATTTGGAGGGCTGTCGGTAAGCGCCACCGTTATCCCCTTCAGGAATGTAGGTGAGGACGTCATCTTCGATATCGAAGGAGTATAAATCGGTCCACAGTGACGGTAACCCCTGTGTAGCTTCAGGGGGGATAACGGCTGTGCAGACTAAATACTGCAGATGAGGGTTAGAATCGAACCAACACCCAACAGTGGACGCATCAAGGTAGTGCAACACATCATCTGCAAACCACACTGGGGCGGTAGAAGAAGGCCCAGTGGTTGGAACAGTGGACTTGAAGTATCGACGCACATCTTTGCCATCCAATCTGGGATTGAAGACACCAGAAGGGGCAGACGCACCACCGGTGGTCAAATAACGCTGATTGGACTGACGTAAGAACATGGCGTACCAGTTGCCACGAAGCAGCGGAGCGGCCATGTCGAGACCACGATTGTGCAGGGCATAATGAACCGGGTGTGGGTGGGGCAGCGCATGTTCAGGAGGCAGCGGGAGTCCAGCGGCAGTAAGATAGTGCTCCATGCTTCTAGTCACTGAGTAGGGCGTCGATCGTCGCGCGGTGGACAAATTCTTTTGATACTCACCCATGTGGAGTGAAAGCATGACGTTTCGAAGTGAAGACTCAGAATAGAAGTTGGGATCGAGACGGGCGCCATAATAGCCGGGGGGAAGAGAGCGCCAATGGGTTAGCCTGCCCTCCTTAGCCCAGGGGGAGTGAACATGGTATACGCCGGGTTCCACGCGTGATATGCGGACGAAAGGAAAGCGATGACCATTCACCCGTTGTAGCCGCACGTAATGAGGTAACTGGGTGTGGTCAATGAAGTCACTGCCAACGAACGACATATTGGGGTGGAGAAGAAGTCCCTGCTTCCAGCAGCCACCCTTGAGATGAGTAGGGGGTGGTCGTTGTGGACAGGTGACGACCCACCACATAATGTCACGTGGGAGTTGTACAAGAAGCAGCAGCATAAGAATGGCGAAGCTACTGAGGATGTGAAGGGATTTGCGGGTATTGAGTAGGGTGGTGGTGGCCAACTGACGGGTCGACCAACCACTGTTTTGGGGGTCTTGCAAATACATTGGCAAGAGGTGCCCTAGTGCGGGCCGGCGGACTCGGTCCGCCAGGTGTTTGGGGAGGTGCGGCTGGGGTTTCATACTACC